AGCGACAGTCGGCGGCCTTTATGCTTTAAGTAAAACACCAATGATTCAGGATCTCACGAAAGCTGTTGGTAAAAAAGCAGTTAAAGAAACTGCAAAAGAAGCTGTTAAAGAAGCAGCTAAAGAAGCTGTAAAAGAAGCAGTATCATAGGTCAACTTATGGGGCTATCAAATACAGCTACTCCAAAATACTATGGTCAATTTCGTGAAGAAGTTATCCGAGGAAACATTCCGGTATGTAATGAAGTTTCTTTAGAGATGAATCGAATTGATGCCTTGATAGCAAATCGAGGTGTTTACTATGATGAGGATGCTGTAGAAGGTTTTATTCAATTTTGTGAATGTGAACTTACATTAACTGATGGTGCTGATTTAATTCTCCTCGACTCATTTAAACTGTGGGCTGAGCAGGTATTCGGATGGTATTACTTTGTAGAAAGAAGTATTTATGAGCCATCGCCAGATAACCATGGTGGTAAGTATGTGCGCAAAATGATCAAAAAGCGTTTGATTAATAAACAATATTTGATCGTTGGCCGTGGCGCTGCTAAGTCAATGTATGCTTCTTGTATTCAAAATTATTTTCTCAATGTCGATACATCAACCACTCATCAAGTAACTACCTCTCCAACAATGAAGCAATCCGAGGAAGTTCTTTCGCCAATTAAAACATCAATTACTCGAGCTCGAGGTCCACTGTTTGCTTTTCTTACCGCTGGATCACTTCAAAATACCACAGGATCACGAGCTAATCGTCAAAAATTAGCATCAACCAAACGGGGTGTTGAAAACTTTCTAACCGGTTCACTCTTAGAAATTCGTGCCATGAGTATTGATAAATTGCAAGGGTTGCGTACGAAAGTGGCGACTGTGGACGAATGGCTTTCTGGCGATATTCGAGAAGATGTTGTTGGCGCAATTGAGCAAGGTGCTTCAAAATTAGACGATTATCTTATCATAGCTATTAGCTCCGAAGGAACCGTCCGTAATGGTTCTGGCGACACCATTAAAATGGAATTAATGAATATTCTTAAGGGCGAATATGTTAACCCACACGTTTCAATTTGGTATTATCGATTGGATAACGTGAATGAGGTTAACGATCCCTCAAAGTGGATCAAAGCCAATCCTAATATTGGTAAGACTGTAACATATGAAGCATATCAACTCGACGTTGAAAGAGCTGAGAATGCCCCAGCAACTCGGAATGATATTTTAGCCAAGAGATTTGGCATCCCAATGGAAGGGTACACCTATTTCTTTACTTATGAAGAGACATTACCGCATAAAAAAAGAGATTTCTGGTCGATGCCCTGCGCCCTTGGTGCTGACTTATCACAAGGTGATGACTTCTGTGCATTTACTTTTTTATTCCCTTTGCCTGGAGAAAAGTTCGGAGTTCTGACTAGATGTTATATTTCATCGTTAACACTTATGCGATTGCCTGGAGCCATGAGAATCAAATACGATCAATTTATTAATGAAGGATCGTTAATGGTTCTTGATTGCACAGTCCTCGATATGATGGATGTCTATACTGATTTGGATAAATTTATAATTGATTCAGACTTTGACGTACGTTGTTTTGGGTTTGATCCATATAATGCAAAAGAGTTTGTTGAACGATGGACGACTGAGAACGGATCATTTGGTCTTGAGAAGGTTATCCAAGGTGTCAAAACAGAATCGGTCCCATTGGGCGAATTAAAAACTCTTTCTGAGGAGCGACTATTGATATTTGATCAGGAATTAATGTCATTTGCTATGGGTAATGCCATAACTCTAGAGGATACAAATGGTAATCGCAAACTATTGAAGAAACGTCATGATCAAAAAATTGATAGCGTGTCCGCCATGATGGATGCGTGGATTGCTTATAAACTAAACAAGGAGGCATTTGAGTAAATGGATAGACCTAAAACATTTCTAACACATTATGGTGTTAAAGGTATGACCTGGGAAAATAAAAAAGTCAATCAAAAGGAAGATCAACTTAATAAATTAAATCAGCCTCGCGGATCGCAAGATGCTATTTCCCAACTTTTACGCACAGCAAAAGATTTGGAAAACGACAAAACCGAATACACGGTTGAACAGTTGACTTCAGCTATGGATACTGCTTATGAGAAGGTAAAAAAGGATTCAAGTTTTGATAATCTATTAGAATTAGCTATCGCTAAGAATCGATTCGAGACTAAGAATCCAGACGCCTATAAGAAGTATCAAGCTAAAAATTTACTGAATTCATTATTTAAACCAAAAGGAGAGTAAAATGGAACAACTGACTACTGCTGAAAAGAAACTAATAAATAATCTTTCAATGGTTCACGATCCGGATATTAAACTTGGTGACATCTTAGCCGCCATTATTGGTCAATCTGCTGAAGAAGGAACGCCGGTTAACGCTGTTGCCGCCACAGGCACATTGACTATCTCAGGAGTTGTTAAAGATGGTGAGAAAGTAACCATTGGCTCTGATGTCTATGAGTTTCTTACGGATGCGGCCCAAACGAAGACTGCCCCAGGAAATATTGCTGTAAATATTGCCGCCTCTGCTGTAAAATCTTCTGGTACACTAACCATGGATACCCAGCCGACCCCTGGTGATACGCTAACAATCGGAACCAAAACTTATATCTTTGTTCCAGTAGGAACAGCAAATGCGGATGGAGAAATCTCAATCGGTGCAAATCTTGCTGCGGCTAAACTAGCCCTGGTTGCGGCAATTAATGGTACAGACGATCATAATGTAGCACATCCACTTGTTACAGCATCGGCTTTCGCCACTAATGACTGTGTGATTACGGCTTTAATCGGAGGAACACTTAATAATACAGTTGCAACGACCGAAACATTTACAGCTGAGACCAACGTGTTTGCTGCAGCTACCCTTGGTTCTGGGGCTGATTGTTCCGCTGCCAATGCTGTTACAGCACTTGTAGCCGCTATCACAGCCAGTGATACTCAAGGCGTTGGCGCAGCCGATGGTGCTGGTGATACGGTTGTCTTAACTGCTGATACGGCTGGAACACTTGCTAATGGTATAGCTACAACTGAAACCATGGCTAATGGGGCTTTTGGGAGAGCTACTCTCGCTGGAGGAGTTAATGGTACCGTGGCTACTGGTAGCAAATTTATGATGGACGATACATATTTGTATGTTTGTCTTGATGGCAACACCGTTTCAGAAAAAAATTGGCGTAGAATTTCTCTTGGTGCCGCCTACTAATCATAATAAAATAGTCGGGAAGGAGTGGCCCAATGCCTAATTCTCTAACCACACGACTTCAGCATGCATGGAATGCATTTAATAGTCGCGACCCTACGAGTCTCTATAATCGAAATAGTTATGGACATAGTTCCTTCGTTCGACAAGATATGAACCGCATCCGAGTTACAAATGAGCGGTCTGTTATAGTATCAATTTATAATCGTATTGCGCTTGACGTAGCGGCATTGAAAATTCAACACGTTAAGCTTGATCAAAATGATCGATATTCTAAAACCATAGATTCAAATTTGAACTATGTCTTAACTGAGGAAGCCAATATCGATCAAACCGCTCGAGCTTTGATTCATGATATTGTCTTATCTATGTTCGACGAAGGTGTTGTGGCCGTCGTTCCAGTCGACACCACACTTGACCCAACAATTACTGGAGCATTTGATATTTCAACATTGCGTACTGGTAAGATCTTAGAATGGTTTCCCCAACATGTGCGTATTAAACTTTATAATGAAAACACCGGTTTGCACGAGGAAGTGGTTCTTCCGAAACGAATGGTTGCCATTATAGAGAATCCTTTATATGCGGTTATGAATGAGCCTAATAGTACTCTTAAACGATTACTTAGGAAACTGTCAATTCTCGATGCAATTGATGAGCAAAGTGGTTCTGGTAAATTGGATATTATTATTCAGTTACCATATGTCATTAGATCAGAGACGCGCAAGAAGCAGGCCGAAGAACGTCGTAAAGATATTGAAGTTCAATTATCTGGATCGAAGTACGGCATTGCGTATACCGATGGTACGGAGAGAATTACCCAACTTAATCGTCCAGCTGAGAACAACTTGATGGCTCAAATTCAATATCTTACAACTATGCTTTATAGTCAACTTGGATTGACTGAGGAAGTATTTAATGGTACAGCTAGTGAAGCAGTCATGCTCAACTACAATAATCGAACCATTAATCCAATAATTATGGCGATCATTGATGAGTTTAGGCGCAAATTCCTTACCAAGACAGCACGGACTCAAAATCAATCAATCGTATATTTTAAGGACGTCTTCAGTCTAGCAACAGTTGATAAGATTGCTGAAATAGCTGACAAATTTACACGCAATGAAATTCTATCCTCGAATGAAGTTAGATCAATTATTGGGTATAAACCAGCACCTGATCCCAATGCCGACGCTCTTAAGAATAAAAATATTAGTTCTCCAGACACGATGCCTCCTCAAAATATGGGGAGCGAACCAGATGTTGAATCGGACCAATCTGAGGAATCTTCCCCGCCAGATGAACGAGACACCATAGTGAGGCCGCGGCAAAAAGAACAGAAATTGCCAACAAGTTAAAAGAGCTTGCCAAGCGACTTGCTGGAAATATTGAAGCTGACATTGAACGAGCTAATGAGATGACGCAGTTCAAGATTGACAATCTACCTCCAATTCCTGAAGGAATTACTGGGGCTCAACGTGAAAAATTAGTTGAGGCTCGTAATAAAAAGATCGCAGCAATTCAAAAATCTGGCGACTCAAAAACTAAAGATCTTAAGGATAGCAAAAAGCAGAATGAGCAGATGACTCAAAAAAAAGAGCAGATTGCTATGGAATTAAAATCTAAAATTGAGGAAGCACGACTTAAATTTGCTGGTATCCGTGAAGGAATAAACCTCGAATACAAACAAAAGTCCCGAGATGCCTATAATAAAATCAAATCTAGTGGCTAATATTTTTGAAAAGGAGAATTCAAATGACAAAAACTTTGAAGTTTGATTTTAGTGGATATGCTACTAAAAGCGGACTGAAGTGCACTGATGGGCGAACCATTCTAAAAGATGCGTTCAAACATCAAGATGGACAAACCGTCCCCTTGGTTTGGCAGCATATTCATAATGAACCAACCAATATTCTTGGTCATGCCATTCTGGAACACCGTGATGATGGTGTATATTGTTATGGCATCTTTAACAACAGCCCCAATGCACAGCAAGCAAAAGAACTTATTTTGCATGGGGATATTAAAGCGCTTTCAATCTATGCTAATCAATTGACCGAAAAGACCAAACAGGTTAGTCATGGTTCCATCAGAGAAGTAAGTCTGGTTCTTTCCGGAGCAAACCCCGGTGCAAAAATCGAGAATGTCAGCTTTGCTCATGGCGATGATGGATCTTGGATAGATGATGAGACAGAAGCCTTCATCTACAACGGATTCAATGTCGAACTGATGCATTCTGATGACGATGAAGAGTCGGAAGAATCTGAGAGCACTGAGGAATCATCTAAAGAAGAAGTCAAAGATATCGAGCATGCTTCCAAAGATGGTTTAACTATTGGTGAAGTGTTTGACACATTTACCGATGAACAAAAAGAATTTATTTATCATATGCTTGGAGCAGCACTTAATGGAGCTGCCGATCAAGAAGAATCAGAAACAGATGATGCACAACATTCTGATAATAATGAAGGAGATTCCCAAATGAAGAAAAATGTTTTTGACAAGTCGACTGAAACTGAAGCCGAAGCCAAGAAACATCTGACCCATTCCCAGCTGATGGAAATTGTTGGTGATGCCAAGCGTTATGGTTCACTGAAAGAGAGTTTCCTCGCTCACGCTGTCGATTACGGTTTTAATCCGGTTGACTATCTCTTCCCCGATGCCAAAGACGTTGCCTCTGGCGCCCCCTATACTGTTAAAAGAGAAATGGGCTGGGTAGATGACTTCCTTAAGGGCGCAACTCATACGCCTTTCTCCCGTATCCGCACTCGTTTTGCCGATATTACCGCTGATGCCGCTCGCGCCAAGGGCTATGTCACCGGTAATCTGAAAGATGAGCAGGTTATTACTCTGTCCAAGCGCACAACCACTCCGACTACCGTCTACATCAAACAGAAGCTTGATCGTGATGACATGGTTGACATCACTGATTTTGACGTCGTTGTCTGGCTGAAGGCCGAAATGCGTCTGCTGTTGGATGAAGAAATGGCTCGCGCCGGTCTGCTTGGTGATGGTCGCTCTGTCGCCGACGACGATAAGATTAATGAAGGTAATATCCGCCCGATCATCTCTGATGACCCGAATTTCTACATTCAGCGTGTTCAGGTTGCTGCCGATGAAACCATTGCTAACATCGTCGACGAGATCATCAAGTCCCGCAAATACTATAAAGGTTCTGGTAACCCGACATGCTATATGGGCACTGACCTTCTGACTGATATGCTGCTCCTGAAGGATCAGTTTGGTCACTACATGTATAAAACTTCTGCCGAATTGGCAAACGTTCTTCGCGTGTCTAAGATTGTTGAAGTGGAAATCATGAACTCTGCCGTTCGTGTTTCTGGCGACGATCAGTTTGCTATCAAAGCTGTTATCGTGAACCCGAAAGATTACACCTTTGGCGCTGATAAAGGTGGTCAGGTCGGCATGTTTGACGATTTTGATATCGATTACAACCAGTACAAGTATCTGATGGAGGGTCGCGCTTCTGGCGCTTTGACCATGCCTAAGTCTGCTATTGTCATTGAGGCTTTGCCGGCTGAGTAATCTTCAAAATGGGAGTAATTATTAATGGCTAAGTTTTATGGAGCGATTGGCTATGCTATCACATCCGAAACTTCGCCTGGTGTATGGACGGAAACAATCACCGAAGTCTTATACTCCGGTGATGTTATAAAGAATTTGAATAGGACAAATAGTGGTGAAACTATTAATGATGATATCGTAATTGATAATCGCATTAGCATCATAGCTGATCCGTTTGCCTATTCAAATCTTCCGTTAATACGATATGTAAAATGGATGGGAATCTATTGGAAAATCAAATCGGTTGAGATTCATAGACCCCGTCTTTTCCTATCAATAGGTGGAGTTTACAACGGTCCGGTATTCATTCCTGAGCCCGAACCAGAAGAGGAATAATGATATGGGTAAACGAACAGATCTACAAGACATCCTTGAGAGTTTACTCGGATCAGACAAGGTATATTTTCAACCACCAACTGGATTTAAGATATCTTATCCATGTATTATCTATGGATTAAATGATATAGCTACCGAGTTTGCCGATGATAAAATTTACAAACATCGGGTTGGCTACACAGTTACCCATATAGATCAAAACCCAGATAGCTTAATTCCAGGTAAACTTCTCACTCTGCCAATGTGTAAATTTGATCGACAGTATAAGGCAGATAATTTGTATCATACATCATTTGTTATTTATTATTAAGGAGGATTTCTAAATGACTAGACTTCTTTGGGATCAGACCGGAGAACGTTTGTACGAGACCGGTGTAAAACAAGGCGTGTTCTATAAACAAGTTAATGGTGCATATCCTCTAGGTGTTGCTTGGAACGGTCTTACCGCCGTTACTGAGAGCCCTAGTGGTGCCGAATCTAATCCGATCTACGCCGATGATATTAAATATTTGAATCTTATTTCGGCTGAAGAATTTGGTGCAACGATTGAAGCTTTTACGTATCCGGATGAATTTGCCGAATGCGATGGTTCTGCCGATCTGGCTACTGGTGTGCGCATTGGTCAGCAGCGTCGTTATCCTTTTGGTCTTTGCTATAAGACCACTCTGGGCAACGATGTCGACGATCTCGATTATGGTTATAAACTGCACATTATCTATGGGGCTATTGCGGCTCCTTCTGAGAAAGCATATGCCACCATCAACGAGTCTCCAGAAGCCATTACTTTCTCTTGGGAATTGTCAACTACTCCGGTTTCCGTGACTGGTAAGAAGCCAACAGCTTCTTTGGTTATCGACTCAACCAAAGTGGATGCGGCCAAGCTGAGTACGTTGGAAGATATTCTGTATGGCACTGCTGGTGCTGATCCGTATCTCCCTCTGCCCGATGCTATTGCCGCCATCTTTGCTGAAGCCGCTCCGAGCGCATTGGCGCTTTCTAGCATCGTCCCTGCCGATGATGCAACCGACGTCGCCATTGATGCAAACATCGTTCTCACCTTTAATAACAAGATTGCCTCTGAGGCAATTGTTGTTACTGAGGATGATGGCACGATTGTTGCCGGCACAAAGACTTGGGATGCCGCTGGGAAAGTTCTTACTTTCAATCCGACAGCCGATTTCAGCAACAGCACAGTTTATATCGTTACCATCGCCGGTGTTGTGGATATCTACAACCAGACGCTCGCCGCCTCGGTTAAGAACTTCGCAACCATTGCTTAATTAATAAGTAGAGGTCGTATTCAGGGATAAAGGGCTGGCGACCTCTTTCTTATATCTTTTGATCTTGAAAGGAGAATTACTAAATGCTTAAGAAAACGATCAAGTACACCGATTTCGATGGAAATGAGCGTACTGAAGATTTCTACTTCAACCTTACAAAAGCCGAAGTGCTCGAAATGGAAATGGGCGTTCTCGGTGGATTGGCACAATTTCTTCAGAAAATTGTAGCCGAACAAGATAATACTAAAATAATTGAACATTTTAAATCTTTGATTCTTAAAGCCTATGGTGTTAAATCGCCCGATGGTAAACGGTTTATGAAGAATCAAGAGTACACTGATGCTTTTGTGCAGACGGAAGCCTATAGTGATCTGTTTATGGAACTTGCCACCAATGCCGATGCAGCAGCAGCTTTTGTAAATGGTATTGTTCCTCAACAGAAATAATTTTGGGAGGAGGTGACGAGAGAATGTATCAATTGGAGATACCAGCACGTGAATTTTATGATGAAACCGATTCGTCATTTATAACTTTTAAAAAAGAGTATTTGCAAATTGAACATTCTCTTGTCTCTCTGTCAAAATGGGAGTCAAAGTGGTGTAAACCCTTTCTGACCAAAGAGCCAAAGACTCGAGAACAAATGGTTGATTATCTGCGGTGTATGACTATTACTCAGAATGTCCATCCAGATACTTATTTATACTTACCAGATTCGGTATTTCTAGAAGTCGACAAGTATATCAACCAACCAATGACCGCAACATGGTTTACAGAAAATAAGAATGCTCCTAAAAACCGCGAAGTAATTACGGCAGAGCTTATCTACTATTGGATGATAGCACATACAATTCCTTTTGAGTGTCAGAAGTGGCATCTCAATAGATTATTGACTTTAATTAGAGTTTGTAACATTAAGAACCAGCCCCCAAAGAAACAAGGTAAAAAATCATCATTATCGCAGCGAGCAGCACTAAATCAGGCTCGTCGTGAACAGTTTAATTCGAAAGGATAAGTAACATGATCATAGATATTTCGCATCATCAGAAGGACTTCCCTTTCGATGTAGCAAAGAATGAAGTAGATTTCTGGATCGTTCGAGCAACACATGGTATTGAGAGCATCGATAAGGAGTGGGCCGATAATGTTGCTTGGCTCGCCGACCATCCAGATGAGAAGTTTGCCGTATATGGCTATTTCTATTATGCTCTGTTTGCTCAACATAAAAAGGAAATGCAAAATTTAATCAATCGAGTTAAAGATATTATGCATCTTCCTAATTTTACAAAAATCGTTTTTCTTGACTTTGAACATACTACGGATGTTGGAAAATACAGACCGTTATCAATAGTAGACCGAGTAACTGCAACCGATTGGTTGCTAGATGACTATAAAGATCTTAAATCTTTATATTTAATTCCGGGATTATACGCCAGTCGAGAATGGTTAAAAAACAAACTAATACCCAGCAGATTTCCAGATGATATGGTTATCTGGGTTGCCGATTACTCTGGCGAACCTTTGAAAACAAAATATCCATATCGGTATGATTTACATCAATACACAAGTCGTGGTCGACTAACTAGCACGACAAAATTTGCCGGGGCACTAGATTTGGATGCTCTAAATCCAAAGACAACTTTTGCCGTCCTTAAATCTCTAATGACCAAACCTATCATATTTTATAAACAGGGGTCATATGGAGAAGAAGTTGGTCGCATTCAGCAGATCCTAAAAAACAAAGGATATTTTGAGTATCCAAAAATTACTAATTATTACGGTCGTATAACCAAATCGGCGGTTAAGAAATTCCAAAAAGCACATGGTTTGGTGCAGGACGGAATAGTTGGTCCTATAACATACTCTGCGTTGTATGCAATGGCCTAAATATCCATGCCCATATATTAACCTAGATTGTAGTTCAGCCTATATCAGGGATAATAAGTATGAATGTGGCGCAATAAGGTGTCCAAGACATCCGTTTCGAAACGATTTAGATTTAATCCCTGGCGCAAAGGAGCGACAAAGACAACTTGGTTTAGATATTCTAGAAAGGAGGTATCAACATGATTAGCTTTACACATAAAGGTAATTTTAGGAATACAAAACGCTTTCTTACCGGAGCCAAACTGTTTAAATTGAAAAGAGCCTTAGAACCATATGGAAGAGCTGGTGTATTAGCACTATCGAGAGCTACTCCTGTTGATACTGGAATTACTGCTCATTCGTGGGATTATGAATTAATTGTCAAGAGAGATTCCTGTTCCATAACTTGGACCAACTCAAATATGACAAAAGATCAAGTTCCCGTTGCAATCCTTCTTCAATATGGGCATGCAACTCGTAGTGGTAAGTATATTCAAGGAGTTGATTATATAAACCCGGCTCTACGACCTATATTTGACAGAATAGCAACTGAGGTATGGAAGGAGATCATCTCCCTATGAGTAAGAGTGTCGACGAACGCGTAGTATACATGCATTTTAACAATAAGGATTTTGAGAATGGTATTAAAACCAGTCTCGATTCTATTGATAAATTAAATAAAGGTCTACAACTTGATGGGGCAGCCAAGAGTTTGGCTAGTCTTGATAAAGCTGGTAGAAGTTTCTCTCTAGATGGATTATCAA